GCGGAACTCATGCCGGCCGTGACGTTATCGGATAGGCGGAAGCGGCTGTTGCTGGCAGTTTGAGAATGATAATGATTCAAGAAGGCGTCGACGGTTGCGTCGGGGATATTTTCGTATTGCAGTTCCAGTTGGGCGCCGTAAGGGCTGTTGCCGAAGGTGCGGCGGACGGTGACTCCAGACAGTGTGCGGAATGTTTTTTGCGGGTATACACCAGGGGTATACCGACGTGCGGTAGGTGTAAAGGAGGGAAAGTTAGCCATTAGAAGCCGACCCTTTTACGTGTGGAGGGTGACTGCTGGAGTTTGTCCAGTGTCATGGACATGCCGCGTTGGGCGCCGTCGCGGGCGGCTTGACGGCGGGTTTGAGCCATCGCAGCCTCCAGTTGATCCCGGCTGACGTATTCCACCCCGTTGATCGTGCTGGTCTCAAACGTCATGTTAAGGACAGGGCCGCCGCTGGCACCAGGGGCTGCGCCCATCGAGGCACGCAGGTCGCTGTTGGACATGACGCCGCCACTGGTACCAGGCACAAACAACTCGGGGCCGCGCTCGCCAACGAGGTAAGGGGTACCAGCGCGGGTTGGGCCGCCTCCTGCCAAACCGCCGCCATATTGGGCTGCGCCAAGGTTGAAGTTAGCTACAGAATCTGTAGCGCCTCCGCCGCCTCCGCCGAAGCTACCGCCACCCAATGCTTTGAGGACGGTTTGAAGAATGATCATCGTTAGCTGTTTGGCGATGATCTCGGATGCCATCTGAATAAAGGCATCGCCGACAGATTGGAAGAAGCTGGCGAGGGCTTCTTGGGTGGTCATCGTGCCAGAGATGATGCCCTGGAACGCTTGGCTGAAGGCCGTGCCAATGCTGTCTGCCACCGATACGGCAACGGTGCCGATGTTGGTCAGGTTATTTAGTTCGTCTTGCAGGGCGCCAATTCGTTTTTGGATGATTTCGCCGGCGGTTTCCGGGGCAGCAAGCTGTTTCTTGAGCGCCTCAATTTGCGGAAGCGCGTTTGCGTCAACTTGCCCGCCTTTTTTCAATGCCTCCATTTCATAAGCTATCCGCAAGCTATTGCGCTCTGCTTCTGTAGTTGCATTTTTCAGATTAAGCTCGTACTGCAGAGACTTAATGGTGTCTTCGGTAAACTCTTTACGCTCTGCGTAAATAGCGTTGAGCCGTATTTCATTTTCAATTTGTTGTTTTTTAACTGCGGCACGCCCTTCGCGTGTAATCGCAATCTGGGCTTCTAGGTTTTTCTCGTTTGCTAGTTCTTTAGCGTACTGGTACTGAATTGCCAGTATCCTTTCTTCACCTTGTAAACGAGCTACAAGAATAGGATCACGTTTGAGTTCCGCATCCGCAATTTTTTGCTGTAATCCGGACTGAATACGCAGTATCGAGGCTTCTGCATTGCGATCACGTACCACTTGAGCAACGCGCTGGCGTTCGCGCTCAGCATCCCTGGCAGCTCTATCTGCACCTTTGTCTGGACGAAGAGATTCCACGCCTTGCGTGGCGGAACGTAGCTGCCTGAGTCCCTGTAAAGCGTTAGTAAATATCGAAGATGGCGGATTATTTCTACGGTTTTCTAATACGCGTTGTTGACCAAAAATAGCCGGATCAATAATTTGTCCTTGACCGCCGCCCATAAAGCTGGCAGCAGTGGCAAGACCGGCAACAATACGATCTTGGATCGTTATTTGTTTTAGCCCCTCTTCTGTTTGTTTTATCCTTGCGTCAAGTAGAGCTTTTTGGAACGCAAGTTCCACGGCAGCCGAGTCGCCCAGTTTTATTTGATTTATTAGCTGAGTAGCTCTTTCAATTCCAATCTTCTCATACGCTCCAAGGATTACTTGGGCTAAATCAGCTTGATCTTTTGCTGCGGCTAGACCTCTGAGAATAGAAGCATCATCGCCGTACAAGAAAGCCAGCGATTTAGTTACGTTAGCGTCGCCAAAACCTGCAAAACTTTGCAGCAATTTTATAGCTTCATCGTTGGCTATACCGAAAGTTTTAGCGAGATTACTTACATCTTTACTGGTTACTTTTGCGGCATTTCCGGTGCCGGAAACTTGGGTATTTAAAACGGCTAGTTGTTTATTAAACGTATCAGCTTTTTCGGCAGCATCACCAAGAGCTGTACCAACGATGGACAGAGCAAAGCCGAAGCCTCCTCCTACAAGACCGCCAGCTAAGCCGCCGACAGCACCGCCAGCTGCAGCTGCCGGACCTTGCCCAAACAGCAGCGGAAAACCGCCACCAATAAGTGCGCTACTTATTGCACCGCCAGCTCTATTTGATAATCCACCTCCACGACCTATTTCTGCTGCAGTAGGAGTGGTTCCTGCTTCATAAGCCGCTCTTTCACGTAGTTTTGCGGCTCTTCTTTCTCGTGAGGCTTCAAGGCGATCTATTTCTCTTAGGCGAGTAACACTTTCCAGGCGTTCGTTATTTAGCCGATCTTCCGCAGTCTCTAATTGTTTAATACCTCGTGCGGAAGCATTAAGCATTGCAGCATCGGGCAATGCTTTTACTTGCTGTAACTTTGCAGCTTGGCCGGCGATTCCAGCGTACAGAGCATCTATTTGACTGAGTGGGCGTACCTGTTCCTGCAAGGCTTGCGCGAAGCGCAAGGCCATTGCGGCTTCGTCTTCTGTGCGTGCGCCCCCAAGACGTTCTACTGCTCCTGTTATTCGGCGGCGAGCACCACCGCCCATTGCCGGTGCTCCGGGGGCAGCGGGAGCCAGCAAAAGCTGGGCCGCAGGCGAATTAGCCAGTGCCCGTGCCGTCCCAACGGCTACAGCGGCCATTCGGTTAAGTTCTCCTCTAGCTTGAAGTTGTTTATTAAGAGCTTCAGCACTTTTCTGTTCTAAACGTAAAAGACCGGCTTCTAGTTGTGCCTGTTCTTCTGTAGCGCGGATAATCCGTTTAATACGTTCTTCGACAGGAGATTTTTGACCTACAAGAGCGCCTACAGGCGATGCCGGTCCCGGACCAATAGGGCCTCCATATTGCGTTGTTTCGCGGATACCAGCTCGCGCCAAAGCAGCTCTACGCTCTTCATCAGCTACTTGTTTTAATAGCTGAGCACGTTCGCGCAGTCCGGCATTTAACTCGTTCGTAGCTATTACATACTTTCTAGCTGCGAGAGTAGCTTCTTCCGTATTTAATGCGGCTTTATTAAAAGCTGCAGCAGCATCTGCAACTACAGTTTTTAAATTACTTATGCTTCTTACAATACCACCTGAGCCGATATTTTCTAGATAATTGTTTAATCCGTCAACTAATTTAGATGTCGCAGAAATTTCACTTTGCAGGCGCTTGAGTTCTTGTGCGCCACGAACCGCAATTTCAATATCGGCTCTGTAGGCCACGGCGCCGCGTCACATTCTGGTACTTCAGTTTACGCCGTAAAAAGCCGCCGGGGTTAGCGGCGGCGTCGGGCTTTGTCGATCTCCTTTTGCTGGTCCTCGTTGAGGATGCTGAAGTAGGCGCTCCAGCCGATCAGCTCTTCGGCGGTCATGGTGGTGCTGACTTCGGAGAGGGTTTTGCCTAGCTCTTTGGCGACTCCGAATTGGAGCATGAGCCAGTTGTCTTTCCGAAGTTCGGCACTCAGGATTTTGGGTCGATGGGCTCCGCGTCGTCGGTCAGGATCGCCAGCATCAGGGCTTGCAGGTCCTTGTCCTTGACTTCGTTCTTAAGCACGTCGATTTCGCCGGCGTTGAACAGGCGGGAGCCGGTATCGTCGAGGGCTTTGGCGATCAGCAGTTGGAGGGCGAAGGCGTTGGCGTCGTCGGACTTGGCTTGTTTTTGGGCGCGTTCGCGCTCGGCCATCGTCAGGGGTGCCACCCACATTTCAAATTTGGTGCCGTCGGAGAGTTCGACAATCTTTTTGACGGGCTCCAGGTTGGCGGCCTTGCGGAGGCGGTCAATGGCACGCAGTGAGCTGGGGGCAGGCATAGAAGTCCTGATGGTCTCGGATTAGTGTAGCGGAGTAGAGACAAAAAACCCCGGCGGTGAGGCCGGGGTTAGGGTTTCGTCCGTTTTGCAGACTATCAGGCGGAAGTGCTGAAGTCGAAGGTCGGGGTGGCAGCCGGGCGGAAGTTCACCGTCACAGACTGGGCGTCGTCAGGGTTGACGTTCATGCTGGCCGAGGTCAGCGTGGCGTCGAAGCTGATCGAGCGGCTGAGGCTTTCGCTCACGTTGCCGCCGCTGTACACGCGGTCGATGTACAGCTTGAAGGCGGCGCCGGTCTGCTGACGCTGGAGCACGTCCTCAATCATCCGGTTGGACATCGAAGCGTTCTCGTTGGTCATATAGACCGTGGCAGTACCCGTGCCGTCGCCGAAACCGGCGATGTAGCTGCGGAAGGGGACGTACTGACCTTGGGTTTGACCAATGGTGGTGACGTCGATCTCGGCGCGGTTGATCTCGAAGGACCAGTCGCGGACTTGGCCCACGGCCACGAAGTCGGCGTAGGCGACCTGGAACTCGTTGGGGGCAACGGCGGTACCGTCGTCGGTGATGGCAAGAATGGTGCCGCCGGCGCTGGTAGAGACGGTCAGTTCACCGGTGGCAGCGGTGTAGCTGAGCACGTAATAGGTGGTGGCTGCCGAGATAGGAGCAGGCAGGGTGCCGGAGCCGGAGCCGCCGGTCTGGCTGTTAATCACGCTGAATTTCACGGGGTCGCCTACCTTGAAGTTCAGGTAGGTCTCGACCGTGATGGTGTCGGTACCGATATTCACGCCAGATTCACCGAACGAGCCGGTGGTGCCAGCGGGCTTGTAGTAAAGAGCGCCGGACGTGCCGGACAGAACGGTGGTGGCCATTGGCGTACCAGGGGGTTGTTACAGGGCGGGCACTGCCCGGCTTATTACAGGTTAGCGCCTGTAATAGTTTCTTCCTACGACAGCACGGTAGCGACGTAGGAAGTGTCGATTCGCCCCACGAAATGGGGCGCTTGTTCAGTAGCCGAAAATGTAGGGCCGTTGATTTCACCCACCTTGAAATAAACGCCGGTTGTGCCCTTTGTGGAATTGTTGAGGGTTTCCAGCACGTTGACTGCGGTGGTTAACAGAGTTTGGTTGCGGGCAGGACCACGCCCTTTTTCAGTGAAAATGCGGATGACTATTGCTCCGCGGGCGTTATCGACGCTGGAGGTAAGCGTGGGTTCGTTGGTGATGCCAAAAGTGACGTTGACGCGGACATATTCGGTGGTCGTATTGGGCGGGACGGCGGTGATGTTGTCGAAGTAAACAGGTACTGCTGGAACCAAGGCGCCAAACGCTGTCAGCAGCGGATTTTCGACGGCGGCGCGGATGGCTTGGTAGTTCATCAGTTACTCCGTGCAAAGGCAATTCTGACGCCGTTTTCAAGGCTTTTTTGCATACCGCCCCCGTTGGTATAGTTCACAAACCAGTCTTGCGGTGCAGTAGCACGAGAAGTTGGTTCTCCTTCCGTAGGTCCAATATCAGTACGCATACGTCCATAGCGGCGACCTTCAAGTACCACAGGACCTTGCGGGTCTGTTCCAGGGTCGATGAAGTAGCCTTCTTCAAGATCCATGGCTTGCATTGCGTAATCTGTGGTGTTACTGATTACGAGTTTGGGATTTCTATTTGTAGCTGCAACAGTGTCTGGTAATCGAGGAGTATCGCGGATCGAATAGGGGTAGCTGCCTTGAGGACCTTTACCTACTCCGGGGGCATCGGCTGTCCAACTGTTGGCAAACTCCCCGCCCCACAAAGGACCTTCCTGAGCAAGATCGTTCATGATCTCCGCTGCTGCGTGTCGTGCTGCGCTTTGGATTTTTCGGCGTGTATCTCTATTAAATTGGCCCAAAGGTTTTGACATTATTGGGGCCTCGCAATTAGGACGTGCATAACCGGGTTGTCGCCGCGATAGCTGGTCATTGAGATGATCTTGGCCTCGCGGGTAACTCCGGCCTGGGTGTACTGGATGCGGTCGGCTTCGGTCGGATAGTACGTTCCCAGTTCGCTGGTGCCGATGATGACTTTGACGTCTGTTGTTTGGTACAGGCCCTCAGCTTCTCTGGGAGTGAGACGGGTGATGACGGCTTTGACTGTGACCGTGGTGTCGGCGCCAGTCACATTGCCGGTGGTGGGGTCGTAGGTGCGGGGTGTGGTGGTTTTGATGTACGTAATGTTCTGGCCCCAGTCCGCTAGGACGGAGGTGGGGATTGGGGCAAATGTGTCGTCGATTAAGCCCATGTCACCCTCGGAAGAGGCGGACGGCGTAGTTGGCGGCGCCGCCCATGCAGTAAGGGCCTAGGTAGGTCTGGAGCCAGGGGTAGACGTCAAAGACGTTGTTGATGACGCCGCTGGTCTGGCTGGATTTGTTGTACTTGACCTTGAGTTCGCCCAGTTCCACTTGGTCGTAGATGCCGGTGGTGCCAGTGCTGCCGGTGATGGCGTCGGTGTCGTTGGCGAAGGCACGTGCCAGCTCGTAGGTGGCGGTTTTGATGCCGTCGGGGATCACAGTGCAGGCGAGGTCAACGCCGTCCACCGTGTAGTTATCGCGGGGCCACTTCAGAGCTTGGGTGTCCGTGCAGCGGTCACCGTAAAAGCTCAGCGCATCGATCCAGCGGGTGGCGGAGATCAGGGCGCGGTTTTTTTGGTCGGTAGTCTTGGTGGTCCAGGTGCTGGAGTCGGGCACCGTTTCAAAATAGGTGTCAGCAGCCGCCAGCGTCACATAGCTGTTGGCCGAAGCTCCACCCACTGTGGCGTCAATGGCGGCGGGCACGGCTCAATACAGTCTTTTCTTGAGTTTAGCTCCAGAAGTAGATCTTCTTGTTTTAGGGGGTGGACTCAAAATTACGGCGTGGTAAACCTCACCGCCGGTCATTTCAATGTCAGCCTGGATTTCGGCGTGTTGGCCGTAAGGGACGTCAATAAAGCTGCGGAGGTTATCCTGTAGTACGAAAAGCCGGACTGTACTCATGCCTGCTCGCAAAATTGTTGACGCTGATGCCAGCGTAGAAACAAAGGTGGCTTCTGTTCCATCGGCGGCCCCCGGAAAGACCGTGCGGTCGCTGGAAGTGGTGGCTAACGCTATTCGGGAACGGTTTTCCAGTGGGGAATCTGCTGAGACGATCCTGCAGGATCTGCAGGTCAGTGAGCACGTATTTAGAGAGCTGCTCACCCAGTCGTACCAGTTGGTGGGGCGGGCTCCAGTGATTTTTGAATATCAGGAGAAAATGCGGATTGGGGAAATTGAAGGTTGAGTAGTTTTTGGTAAAAGAAAAGGCCCCCGGTTTGGGGGCCTTTGTTTTGGCGCGTACTGAGGATCAGTATGCGCTGGTGTCGAACGGGGTGTTGACCAGCAGGCGAGCGATGGGCACTTGCTTGGTGGTGCTGTACACCAGGCTCCAGGAGGCGGTGTCGGCCAGGTTGCCGGTGGTGGCAGCGTTGGTCGGGTTGTCGCCGGCCACGTTCCACTTGGTACCAGTGATGTGGTAACCGTAGTGGTAGTCAACGGCCAGGATGTCCTGCATGGACAGGATGTTGCGGTCTGCACCGAGGCGCAGGTCCTGCTGGATGCCTTCGGAAACCACACCCGACTTGAAGAGGTACACGGGGTACTTCTTGGCGTGGGTGGAGGTGCCGCCGGTCAGGGCAGTCAGTTGGTCGTCGATCACCACGCGGAGACCCGCGAAAGTGGCAACTTCAGGGGCTGCAACGCCCACACCGCCGCCGCCCCAGGTGATGGCGCCGCCGGTGGACAGAGCCGAGGTGCTGAAGGTCAGCATCCCCACCTGCTGCAGGTAGTAAGCCACGTTGGAGTGCATGGCGATCGAGTCCAGCTCGTCGCCGCGCTCGCCCAGCAGTGCTTTGGTGCCAACCACGTTGGCCACGTTCAGGAAGTTGGCCTCGGTCATGGAACCGGGGACACCAGCAAACGATTTGTTGCTCTGGTTGGGGCCGAGCACACCAGCGCCGGAGATGCCGCCGAACAGACCCAACAGTTGGGCTGCCAGGGTGGCGGTCTTCAGCTTGTTGATGGCTGCAGACAGTTGGTTGCGGACGTGGCTGAGGGGGTCAGCTCCGGAGCCGAGTTTCGAGAGGTCGTCGGCCGCATAAGCGAAACCACGATGCAGCAGGGTCATGATCTGCTCGTCGGCAGTCACGTTCTGCGCGGTCAGATAACCCAGGCCACCATTCCAGCTGGAGGTGGACAGGATTTGGGTTTCGGTCGGGGCGATGGGGTCGAAGAAGGGCACGCGCACGCGGGTGCCGCCAGCGCGGGCGTCGAGGGCAGCGTTGCGCTGCACAATGCCGCTCTGAATCCACTTCGATTGCTCGAAGATGCCTTCAGCGGTGTACTGAAGAAATTCAGGACGGGTAACAAGGTTCGAGAGAAAAGTTCCCCCGAAGTTGCTGTTAGAAGCAGACATGGGTTAGCTCCAGTGGAGTCAGGGTTGGGGAGGTGCCCCACAGGGGCTAGAAACCGGCTTCTGTTTTCAACAGCCTGGCTTTGTCGGGGTCGCTGGCGAGCATCATCATTTGCTGAGTGACGTTCCAGGCGTCCTTAGACCAGGGGTTGGCTTGGCCGGGGAGGGCGGTGGCGCGGGCACTACCCGTGACACCCATGCCGGCGCGGTTCGTGGCGGCAAAATGATGCTCGTAACCGCTGCCGGGGTTTTTTAAGTTGGCGATATACTCGCCAATCGGAACTTCCACGCCGCCGACATAAGCCACAGGCTGTCCTTCTTTGGCGCGTAAGTTCTCCTGCACCAAACGATACA